ATCCTTCTTGAGGAAGTTCGCAAAGCTCTTGATCAGATTTGTGAATCCCTCGATGATGAATTCCAAGAGTCCGCCGAGTCCCTTCACTATGGTGACAGCCGTCTTCTTGAGCCCGTCTTTTATCGTGGCTCCCATTCCACTGCCGCCGCCAAACAGCTTGTCCTTGAGATTGGTGAGAAGGTCCTTGACTGCCTGCCGGGGGTCCTTCTTCATCATGTCAGTGAAGCTCTTGAATGCTGCCTTGACGCCCTCCATGCGCTTTGCCATGGCGCCCGGGTCAAAGTACGTCTTTAGCGCCTTTCCAATTCCACCAAATGCGCCGTCGGGTCCAAGCATCGTCGCCAGCATCTTGCCGACTTCAGTGCCAGCCTTGAACACGATCTTCATCGACTGACCGACAGCCTTGAGAATTTCCCGCATCTCTTCGCTGTTCATGATGCCCTTCATCATGCCATTCAGGAAGTTGTCGAGGAATCCTCCGCTGGTGAGACCCTCGAGCGATGCTGTCATCTTCTCGATCGACTTTGCGAGCCGGAGGTTGGCCTCCTCCTGCGTTATTGCGCCATCTGCCGCCTCTTCTGCGGCAGTCTGGAAGTCGTCTAGATTTACCGCGGCATTCGACGGATCAAGTGCCGCGGCGAGGTTGGTGACATCCATTCCAGAGATGTCAGCGAGGCGCGCCTTCTCCTGGCGGCTCATCTGCTCGAAGGACTTGCCTGTCTCATTGAAGGCGTCTTTGATCATCTGGAGCTTCTCGCCAGGATCAGCCGACATGAGATTCATGGCGTCAATCTGCATGCCGAACGTGGCACCCATGTCTGCCGCCGCCTTTGCTGCAGACTCAAAGTCATCAGTCTTTCCAACGATTCCCTGAAGTGCCTTCACGGACACGCCAAGCTTGGCGGCAAATGCAGCCGTCGCCGCCATTTCCTTCCTCGACATGCCACCGAAGGTCTCTATGTCGCCTGCCATCTCATTGAAGTTCTTGCCGACCGCCTTCGCGCTGACGCCCATGGTCTTCTCCATGTAGGCGCCCATGCGGCTCACCTCTTGGAGAGCGCTCTCGACGGTCTCTCCGTTGGCTTTCGCGGACATCGCGAGGTTTGCGATCGACTCACCAGATAGGCCCATTGCCTTATTGAGCACTGCCGCCTCGTCGGCAAAGTCCTTGAACTGATCTGCGAGGAGGATGAACCTGTCTCCAGCGCCCCTTGCCATCTCTGCGACGAACTCAATGCGAGCAGCGATGCCCTCGGCGCCATATCCAAAGATTGCGCCCATGCCGAGGCCAGTCTGGTTGAGCGCTGAACCGGCGTCGTCCATGGTATTGAACGCCTGCTTAATATTGCCAGCTGTGCTCTCAAAGTTTCCAAACTCTCCGCGCACCTTCTCCCACGCCTGGGTTATCTGCTGGCCATTCTGCATCATCTCAAGGGCTTTGTCCATCAGGAAGTCAGATGCCTTGCTGAACACATTGAACAGGCTCTTGCCGACATTGATCGCGAACCCGCTCAGGGACATGATTCCTGAGCCCATGCTCTTGAACACTGACAGCAGGCTTATGCCGTCCTTCTTGACTTCCTTGAAAACACCCTTCGAGGTGCGGCCAAAGTTCTGGGTCTGGCGGCTGGCATCATCGATCGCGCCAGTCATGCCATTGGTGTTCTCTTGCGCCTGGGTTGCGGCATTTGCGGCATCCTGGATTGCCGCCGTCGCGTCCTTGAGCCCATCTCCAGGGGTCTGATTGAGCCCACTCCGGAGGTTCTCGTTCAGCTGTTTCGAGATCCCACTCTGCTTGGAGAGCTCAGTGGTGGCCTTGGCGAGATTTGCCGCGAACTCACGCACGCTCGCGTTGAGCTCCTGCATGATCTCAAGCTGCGATTTGAGTTCCTTTTCTGTGGCCACTGATTTACCTCTGCTTCACTTCTCTGTCAGATGGGTGTAACTTCAAACTGTGCCTGAGAGTTGATCAGAGAGGCCACTGAATCCCAGTCGCCTTGTGGAATCTGTGCGCTGCCTGCTTCTTCTGGTCGATGTTCCTCTTCACAAGGTCGAGGTCATCGGTCTGCAGAGACTCATAGAGCCTCCGTGAGGCGACGAGGACTTCCTTGAAGGCACTGACCTGCTCCTTCGTCCCCTTCACCTCGACCAGAGGCTTCATTCCCATGATGTATGCGGCCGCACTGCCGAAGAGTTTCTTTTGGGTGCTCATGCTTGCTCCTCCTCATAACTATTCGGCTATGTGAATCTCCTAAGCTTCGAAGGGACTTGTGACCTGGCTCTATTCATCATTGCCCTTGTGTCTGGCGTGTTCTGATCAGCCGCGCGGCTCTGTCCCTGGCTCTCCTTGATCTCCTTATTGATCCGCTCGATGAACCACACTCGCTGCCAGACTGGCAGGTCATAGGACTCAGAGTAACTGAATCCCATGTAGTACATCAGCAGGAAGACCTGCTCGAGGAAGATGTTCTTGTCTTCAGGACTCAGGCCAAAAGAAGCTGGCCCCTAGCGGGAGGCGCACCTCCGAGTGCTCGTGGCACGAAGTGCAATCCATCCAGCCCTTCATCTCGATGCCAGGCTCATTCTCATCAATGAAGCGGCGGAGGAACAGAGAGTCCTTTGCCGGCATGTTCTTGATGAACATCTGGATCTTGTTCTTGTCGTTGATGCCGTCGATCGACTGGATCGCGTACTGGAGCCGGGTCGTGACCAGGTTGTCAGAGACCTGACCGAGCTTCTTGCGGCGCTCGGTGACGGCGGCGAGGTCCATCTCATCGAGGCCCGTGAGGAACTTGAAGCGGACCTTCTTGTGGGTGACCGGGAGCTCGACCTCGAACAGGTTGGCGCCGGGAGAGACCGGATCGATGTCGAGGCGCTTGATCGGGAGCTCAGAGAGGTCAAAGTCCTGCTTGGAGCGCTCACCACAGGCGGGACAGTCGACCTCAGCCTTGTAGGAGGTGCCATAGCCCGTGATGCGCAGCGCGATCATCACCGCGTTGCGGTCACCAGAGAGCATCTCATCGGGGTCAAATCCGTCCTCGAGGATGGCAGACTTGAGCAGGGCAGAGATGACCGTGCCCTTCTTGATCAGCGCCTTCGAGGTGAGGATGTCTTCCTCACGAGCCGTCATTGCGCGGATCGAGACGAGCTCTTTCTTGTGCATGGCGGACTCGACAGGATAGACGAGACCGTTCGATGGAAGCGGCACCGCCTCAGTCGGGACCTCAAATCCAAAGTCGTCCTTCATGACATTTCTGGTGGGAACACCAGCGGGTGCATTTCCGCCAAAGATTTCGTTTTTCCTAGACCTATCTTCCACTGTTTCTCCTCAAGTTATTGGAAACTGTAACGTAGCCATGTAGACAGTAAAACAAATCGTGGGGCCAGTAAACCAGCCCCACGAAGTTGTCCAGAGTTTAGAATCTAACTGTCAGTACTGCAGTACGCAATTGTCAAATCTGATCGTGAGAGAGATCTCCGACGGATCTTCGGCTGAGTAGTCGAGGTCGTTGAAGTTCGCATTCGTGAGGAAGCAGCCCTTCATGTCCCAGAGTTCAACCACGGTACCGACCGGATCGAGCATCTTGAGCTGGCAGTCCCTCTTGTAGAAGTCAGCGTAGCCGGCGCGGCCTGAGACCGACTCGAAGTGAGTGCGGACCCACTCCATCACCTGCTGCGCACCGGAAGGTGCTATCGGATCGTACAGGGTCACTGTGATCGCGTCGAAGTTCGACTTACCTGCGACGTAGCGCCTCGAGTTGATGAAGTGGATTTCCTGCTCGGAGATCGTGATGTTCGGGCGGGAAGCGGTCTTGATTAGGAATGCGTCGATGCCCTCAATTGAGAACACCCACCTAAACTTGCGCTTCGGCTCGAACTTGTTCGGCAACATATCTGAAACTGAAAGTGTCTCGGCCATTTTTCTTGGACTCCTCTGGACTTACAAGTAAGTATACTGCTTTTAGATCTCTGTACCAGCGTTCGTGACCGCAAAGTCGAGCGAGATGAATTCGACGGCGCGGGTGGGCTGGAGGAAGATCTTTCCGCGGATGGTGTTGTTCTCAACGTCAGCCTGCGTGGTGGTCGTCGTGTCGATGATCACCTTGAATCTATCAAGACCCTGTTGCTGCTGGACTCTCTGGAGGACCGGATTGACCGCCGCCGAGAACCTCGACAGTGTGCTCTCCCTTTTCGGCTCAAAGATGAAGGAGTTTGCGATCGTGCGGATCCTTCTGCGGAGGTCGATCAGGAGGCGCCTGACGTTGACTCTGTCAAGAGCCGATTCCGTCGCCTGGAGCGTCTTCTGTCCGAACACCACGACACCAGTCGAGCTCGGGAACGCCGTGATCGGGTTGATGTCTGCATCGTACAGTGAGTCGAGGTTGTTGCGGTTGAGCTTCACCTGGGTCTCAACGACTGAGGCGAGTGCGCCGCGGGTGAATCCAGCCGGGGCGAACCACGGGTAAGCGACCCTGTCGTTGAGGGCGAAGGCGCCGAGGACCGCAACTGATGGCGGGCACCGGACATTTGTCCTCGTCTTCGGATCCGTGATCATGATGTCGGGGAAGTAGGCTGCGCCAAATGAGCTGTTGAGATTTCTCGACTTGAAGCTCGTGACGGTGTTGTTGACGTTGACCTGGGTCGTGCCATCAGAGATCTGAGTAGCGTAGGTGTCGTACTCCTTGATGTCCATCAGGTACATCGCGTCGAACCTGTCCTCGACCTTTGCCAGAGCCGTATCGGTGATGCGGTTGGTGCGGATGCCGGGGATCGCCAGGATCTGGATATCGACGTCAGACTTCTCAGCCATCACATCGATAGCCTTCAGGTAGGATGCAACGGTCTGTCCCGAGATGTCTCCCTGGTTCGTTGAGTCGTCCATCTCGCGCTGGGCGGCGATGTCGCTAAACTTAGCCTTTTCCTTGTCGAACGAGTTGACTCCGTCGAATCCACCCTGCATGAACATCGTGAACTTGAAGAAGTTCTGGCTCGCGGAGGCACCAAAGTCCTTCGTGACAGAGAGGAATCTACCAGCCTGGGTGGTTCCATTCTTCTTGGTGACTGAAGATGCCAGGGTTCCATCGCGGCGGTAAGTTGCCGCTGCCCACTCTGCGGAATCGACCACATCGGCATCGGAGCCTGTGGCAACCTGGACCCTCTCGAGCGTGAACAGGTTGTTGTTGAACCTATCTGCGTCTAGAACTGTGCCGGTCACGTCGAGCGTGCCCTCATTGTCTCCTGTCCAGGAGACCAACTGGCCAGTGGCGTAGTGCGGGAAGTACTTCGCAAAGCTGGCGTAGCTCGAGTCTACTGTGGCGTTCTTGTTCGGCTCTGTGAGGCTGTCGACCGTCTCGAACTGGACGCCCCAGTAGAGCGTGGAGTCGACGGTGGTCTTGGGTGTGGTGCCGCGGGTGAGGTTCTGGCGGAGCGGAATTGGCGGCTGGACAAGCCTCTGCGGGAATGTGGCAGAGTATGCGCCATTTCCGATGATGCTGGAGCCAGATGTCACCAAGTGCCATGGACCACGGAATCCAACTGGGAGCGCCGTGGGGTCAACGCCAGCGTCAGAGACCTCAGAAGAGACCTCAACCCTGATGTACTTCGAAAGGTTGGCAAAGTTGCCGTCGATTACGAGCTTCTGGGAGCCCACCGACTTGTCGAAGTCGAAGTAGGTGTGGATATCACCAATCCTACGAGCGATGTAGTTGTTCGATCCTGGATTGAGATCCAGCCCGCGGAAGGCTTCCAGCACGACCGGCTTTGCGTCCGTGTCGCTGAAGTCTCTCACGATCACGTCGAATGATCCGTAGTCGCCGTCGACCTTTGAGCTCTTGATATTCTCGATCGAGATCTTGAAGTCGAAGGTCGCTGAGGCACCGTCATCCAGCGCGTGGAAGCGGAACAGGTTCTTGTTTCTGCTGCCGAACTTCTGTGAGATAACCTGCGGTGAGAACGCGGTCCTGAACCTGTCGGCAAAGCCCTCAAAGTTCGGGATCGTGGCGCTTCCAACGTTCCTGGCGAGAGAGCTCGTGAGGATGAAGGCAGCGAGCTCAACATTACCTGTCTTCACTGGGACGCTGTAACCAGATGCCGTGACTGCCGCAAGCTGGGGATATACGTCGTAGTGAGCGTACAGGTAGTGGCCGGCCTGCTGGATGAGCGTCGGATCAGTGTTGAACACGTTCGCAAAGTAGTTAGGCGAGACAGGAGAGAGCGATGCGGTGATTATGTTCGGGTACTGTGACGTCGCAATGTGACCGTTGAGAACGACTGAGAAGCTCAGGTCAGAAGAGTCGAGATTGACGTTTCCGATGTGCGAGCCCTGGTCAGAAGTTCCTGCAACGGTGGCGGGAATGTGACCATTTGCGCCGCTCGTGAGGGTGATGAGAACGCCTGACGGTGCCATCACCACGCCGCGGAGGATCGGCTGCGCAACATTCTGGCCTGCAGTCTGGATTCCTGCTGAGCTGAATGCCGTGCTTCCTGCGCTTTCTGACATGAATGCGCCGAGGAAGTAAGTCCTTCCAGGAACACCCAGATCAGTGGCGTATGGATTCCTGCCGAGGAAACCATTTGTGCCGACCTGCTTGGAGCCTACCACGAATCCAGCATTCTTCACCGCGCCGGCGTAGATTGTGCTGCCATCTGCGGAGGTGGACGTCGAGGTGACCCTCTTGAGACCGTCTCCAACTCCGAGGACTCGGACGTAGGTACCAGCCCTAGCGTTCTTGAACCACTCGTTCATGGCAAGCGGGCCAAACTTCTCCCCATCGGTCTCACCGAAGGTCGCCGTGAAGTCCTGGTACGTGGCCAGAGTCACGGGGACAAAGGCCGGACCAAAATTTGCAGTACCAATCACTCCCGCCGGAGTCCCCTGGGGAGCAATAGCGGTCGGACCGGTGAGGTCGATCTCTCTAGTGCTAACGCCTGGGCTCTTAAACTTTAGCTCCATTTGCCTAACTCCTAATCTCTGATGTAACTATGTCTCAAGCGAAGATTACACCACTGTTAGTGATGATGAAGTCGATCGAGATGAATTCTACTGCGCGGGTCGGAACGAGGACGATCCTACCGTTGAGCTTGTTCTGCTCGACGTCTGACTGGGTGTTGTTGGTGTCGTCCATGATGACCTTGAACTTCTCGATACCAGCCTGGGACTGGACGAGTGCGAGGATCGGGGTGACCTGTCCAATGAATCGCGCGCGGGTGGCGGCGTTGTTCGGCTCGAACAGGAGGTTGTTTGCAACCTGGACCACGAGGCGCTTGACCTCAAGAAGCATTCTGCGGACGTTGACGCGATCGAGCGCGCTCTTTGTCATCTGGAGTGTCTTCTGTCCGAAGATCACATATCCACCGTTCGGGAAGTTTGCGATCGGGTTGATCCTTGCATCGTAGAGGTTGTCCCTATCTGCAGAGGTGAGCCTGACCTCGCTGTTCCTGACAAAGTCCATCGCGCCGCGATTGAAGCCTGCCGGGGCGAACCACGGGTAGGAAACCTTGTCGCTGTAGCCGAGGGCACCGAGCGCCGCGACCGATGACGGAACCTTGACTGGACGATTGTTGACTTCGTCGTTGATGAACACGTCTGGGAAGTAGGTCGCCGCGTAGTTGTTGTCGATGGCTCGCGACGAGAACTGGTCGGACGTTGACTGAACGTCTGGGCGCCTGCCATCACGCGCG